ACTCGAGTGAGTTCCTATAGCTAAACCGCCATCAGTCCAAGACCCCTTGACTACATTGTTAACTTTGATTTTAAAGCGTGAATCACTTAAAGTACCAATGAAAGCCTCTTGTGCTACGCCAGGGGAATTTTGGCTTCCAATAGCCATTATAAATGCACCATTACCAGATGTTGCTATTACACTTTGGCCGGTGGTGGTTGAGTTTTGTGCATGTAACAGGTAGCCAGGACTCGTAGTTCCGATACCAACTCGTCCATCATATCGAATAGTAAACAAATCACCTAAATAATTTGTACCGCTGGTCATTTCACCGACCCCAAACAATGAGCCGGTTGAACTAGCATCGGCTGGACCAAAGGCTCTTACGCCCCAATCATTTGAAATACTAAAGCCTGTTCGTGAATTACCGTTTTGCCTAAGTAATACTACCTGTTGGTTTTGACTAGTCACTCCACAATCCAAAGGTGCTTGCGGATCTGTCTCGCCATTAATACCAACGTTGCCACCTATATCAATTGTTAATCTACTTTTTATATTACTATCTGTAGGAACACCATCACCATCTGCAGCATCTGGTGTCATAAAGGTAAGAGGACCGTAACTTGACCAAAGCGACATCATTTCAGAGCCACGATGATCGTAAATTAGGCCACCTCGTGTTGCATTCTGATATCCAAATAACATACCAAATTGGGAATCAGCACCTGAAGTCCCATCTACCCAATTGCCGTCTAGATTTGAAAAATATATGCCTTGAACCCCAGTTGAATCATAGTCTGTATTTAGTGCAAAATAATTTTTTATTACTCCGGCAGCGGGTTGGAATGTTGAAGAACCTTTGTTAATATGCAAGTTTACTGCTGGAGCCGTAGTTCCTATACCAACTTCGCCAGTTGGTTTTATATGCATGCCGATATTCCATGTTATTGCATTACCAGCTGTTCCAGCAGGTGTTACATAATGAGTTATTTGACCGCCTGAATGTTGAGTTAGAGAAGCCGCTACTGAAGCTTCGTATTTCCATCCACTATTATGATAAGCATTTTGACCTACATAAAGATCACTACCGCTATGTGCTCCAACATAACCTCTAGCCCCAATTTGTAATGATTTATAACCAGAACCCCAAGCAATAGGTGTTTGTTTTGCAATACCAACATGACCAATGGCATCTATAGATAGAGAGTTACCACCAGCAGCAGTTCCAATAACAAATTTTCTATGAGTAGCGCCTGATCCATGAGTATATGCTATATATCCGTCCCAGTTTGTACCACTATCTCCAAAATAAATTGAACCAGTACTACTTGTACCAGATAAAATACTTATTCCAGTATTTGAATTATTTTCAACAACCAATTCATCAGCGCTTGCATCAGCTGTCGCGCCAGAATCGCTACTTTTTACATGAAGCTTACCTAATGGTGAAGTTTCTCCTATACCAACTTTGCCATCACTCTTAATAAATAAATCATTTTCGCGAGCAGCACCACTTATACCAAGACCCGTAGATTGAACTTGTATTCCACCTGCTTGAGTTGCTCCATAATAGAACTCTACGTTTGTTCCAGCACTTCCTGACCTTGTAAATCTTGCTTTATATGCATCTCCTCTTACTTCAAATTGTGCATCAGGAGTCGTAGTTCCTATACCAACCTTGCCATATCCTGTGTCACCAAGAATTATTAGATTTCCTCTATACGCTCTAAGCTCAACTGTCTTATTGACATTATCTGCAAGCCTTGACAATAGATTAATATTGGCAATAGCATTAGCAGTATCATGTGTTTGTAATGTTAAACCTACATTAGGAATAGAGCTGTTTCCTAGAACATGAATATTATTTTGTGGATTGTTATAGCCTATACCAACTTTACCGTCTGTTAAAATAGATAGCACATCAGTACTTGTACCATAAGAATAAAGTCTAAAATGCTCTGTGCTATCGTTTCTTTGTCCTAGAATCCACTTATCTGCTCCAGCACTTCGGAACTTAATCATGTTATTATGACTAGTTGTACCTCTAGTTAATTTAATAGTATCATTAGTAGATGCTTGAGTAATATTTAAAGTGCCACTCATTTCACCACCAGCTAGAGGTAGTTTAGTAGCCAATGCCGTAGTAAGAGTACTATTATAATTTGCATCATCGTTGATAGCGGCCGCTAATTCATTCAGGTCGTTGAGGGTGCTTGGTGCACCACCTATTAGCGTGGTTAATTCTTGTTGTACGAATGCTGTAGAAGCAAGTGCAGTAGTACTAGTACCACCACTTGCAGTAGCCGTAGCACCTACTATAGTACCAGTAATATTTACACCAGTATTTGTCGTGGCCAACTTAGCAGCATTATCGTAGTAAAGAGTGACTGCACCATCTTGAGTTGCACTCAACATTTGTTCAGCAGTACCATATTTCAGTACTTGAAACTCACTAGCTCTTATTTTTAAACCACCTGTACCAGAATCATCTATATAACTATTGTTACTATCATGATATAGGCGCATATCTGAGCCAGCTCCAAAATATAATGTTCCATTATCAGAGTTTAAACTAATATTTCCAGTGGCAGTAATATCTGCTACATCTATTCCACCAGTAACATTAATACCTTGAGCATCTGTAGATAACTTAGCAACATTATTATGGTATAAAACTACTGCACCATCATCATTCATTATAGCGTAAGTTTCACCAAAGTCTGAACTATTAAATGATATTGCTGCAGATCCACCTAAATAAAGATTACCTGTTCCATCATCTTTAATATAACTGTGTGAACCATCATGATAAATTTGAAGATCATTACTACTACCATGTTTAATCTTAGCATTATCCGCAAGAGATATATCTCCTGCCAGAGTATCGATTCCTGTTGATTTTATTTTAGTTGCCATATTACTATTTATATCCTATGATGAGCATTATACTGTAAACGGTCCAGATTTTAAAATCATTTCATCTGTTACATATTCGTGTGTTGGCCAAGTAATATTATTTACTATCATATAATTATTTAAAGTTGGTTTTGTATCTGTTATATCTCTTAATGCTTGTCTATAGACAAGTATTGAAGCTTTTAAATCTTCGGTCTTATGTGCAAAATCAGGAACTGCATATTTATCTGTCCATCCTAATAATTTGTCTCTTCTATTTCGTACTTGAGCATAGGCATAATTATCTGCAGCAGTTTTTTCTTCTGCTGTACAGTTGTCATATCCACCTTTCTCTAATATTATATTCATTATATCCATTACGCTAACCTCTCTACCCATAAATTTTGACTTGTTCGATGATTCATTGTATAACTAATTCTTACTGCGGCATCATCTGTTGAATATTGTGTTTTAAGTTGAAGTTTGGTGCCACCGCTGAAACTAACCCAATTAAAATAACCTGTTCCTTCTCCACTAATATCCGAATAACTTACATTTGCTCCGGTCAATGCAGCATGACCATAAGCAGTAACTTGTTGAAATACAGAATCAGATCCACTTGAATTGCCCGGGAACTGAACATTAATTGTTATAGACCCCCAAGACGCGTTAGAAAAATGTATATTAAGTATATCTGTCCAACCAGTTCCTTGCATATAAGAAATAAATTCACCAGCATCTACTCCTCCTCCAGGAGAAGTTAACTGTTCTCTAATATTTACCACTCCAAAAATAGAAACTGTTCCATCATCTGCATCTAATCCTTCACCTATAGAAACTGTTCCATCGGAAGTCATTGCGGGTTCAAATGCTCGGATAGTTCCACCATATATTCTTTGATTAGAACCAAATTTAATACCTTCTGTATTATCACTACCCTTAAATTCTAATACACCTGTATCATGGAGTCGTAATCTTTCATCCATAGCTGAAGAACCACTACCAGATTTACTTGTATAAAATCTTAAATGCCCTCCATCTCCGCCTGAATATGCTTTAATTGCTGATACTAAATTACCATTATTAGCAAGTAAAATTTGGGCTGTATCGTTTTCTGAGATTCTTTTACCTTCAATTCTTAGTACACCTGCATCATCTGTTTTATCATTATGAATATGTAATTGTGTATTGCCTTTGGCAGAATCATTCTCATGAACATGCAATGCAGAACTTGGACTCGCTGTTCCGATACCAACTTGGCCATCATGATTAACTCTCATCCATTCATCAAAAGTACCACTATTATTTCTGTGTGTAAAAATCATATGAGATTTTTCAGTACTATGATTAGTATATTTCGTAGCAATACGACCATATATAACATGATTTGATGATGTATCTTTACCTGAGAAATCTATTGATACACCATTATCATCAGTAGTATTATCGTTTTTAATAACGAGTATAGGTTCTATATTTGCAGTACTTCTTTGAACAACTAATGTATCTGAAGGGGCCGTTGTTCCAATACCAACATTGCCATTATTTCTTACAAAAAGGCCACTATTACCTGGTGTATAAACACCAAGAGCATATCTTGTATCTGTAGCACTACCTGCTGACATATCAACTCTTAAACCATAACCACCAGCGCCTCTTACGTTCTTAAACTCTCCAACCCAAGTATCAGCGTTTTCTTCTACGTGCAATTTAAGATTAGGATTCGCTCCAGTACCTATACCAACTCTGTTATTAGCACCATCAATTCTCATAATTTCTGTATTATAAGAGGAGAATGTAAAGTGGCCAGCAGTTCCGTTTAAAGACGTGACTTGCATGGCAATATCTCTTACGGAGTTTACATATATGTGTGCATTAGCATCTTCTGTCTTTATTTGTAAAATTCCATCTGATGTTATAATTGCGTTACCAGAACCATTGACTGCAGCATTTCTAAATCTAAGTGTTCGTGATGTGTTTGCAGTACCATCTAAACGAAGAGCTTCGCCATCTGCAAAAACATTGAACTTAGAGTTTATAGCCCCACCGCCTAAACCGTAATTTATAGCAACATTACCATTTTTTTTAATTACTAAGTTTGCAGCAGTTGCTGAACCGGTATTTGTATGAAACTCTAATCTTGAAGATGTAGTATCTCCATCTGTAATACATCTAATATATGCTAAATTATCTGTTGCATTATTAGAAAATCTTATTTGTCCGACTGTTTGGTCATTATTACTGTCTAATCGTTTAAAGGCTATACCTTGTCCACCACCAGAAGCCGGAGTTGTTATTGTTATTATTTCAGAGGTTAAATTAGATGGAGTATCTCCCATACCAAATTTTCCATCATGAGTGATTCTCATTCTAGGTGTTATAGAACCACCACTAGGTCTTGTAGAAATAATTATATTTTGAGATGCAACTGTATGCTTAATATCAAAGTTGGTGCCACCACTATAAAGATAATCACCTTGTGCTTGTGTTATATCACCTGAGAAGGCGATCGTTCCTGCACCTCCAGCAGCCGCATTAACACCAAGCCCACCTGCCATAGATATATTATTAGGTCTATTTCCGGAATTTAATCCTATGTTTCCACCAGCATCAGAAGTAAACTTAATATCGTTTGTAAATATAGCGTTTTGAGATATATCAAGAGTTAGCGCAGGAGTACCTGCTGTATTGAGCTTCATTCCATCAGTAATATGGCTATACTCAATATAACCACGATATTGAGTATTACCCGATGTCCCGTCAGCGAACATAAGATAGTTCACATGACCCGTTCCACCGACAATAGTGATACCACCTTCGGCACCACTATTTACAACTAAATTTTTTGCATAGTAATCTGAAGGATCCGTAATTCCTATACCAACATATCCTGCCTTAGTTACATTAACATAAGGTGCATCTACATTAGCACCACCAATAACAAAGTTATCAGTACCATCATCATGTCCAATAGTATATTGAGCAGAGCCGGCATTAAAGAATTTAACTTCTGTGTCTGAACCTGCAGGAGCATCTAATCTTATTCTTGCATCGCCTGAAGCCGACTGAATATCAAGCATTTCTGCTGGTCTTATTCCTATTCCTAAACCACTTGCATCTATTTTAATTAAATCCGTTCCACCAACTTTCATTATTAAATAATCATCTGCGGATTCTCTAATTGAAGTATCTGCATCTGCATCTAAGATTAACTGATTTCCATTTATATCTAAATTACCAGAAGTAGTTACTGTTCCAGTAAATGTAGGACTGGCTAAAGGTGCTTTTGCAGCAAGTAAGCTATTAACTGTACCAACATAGTTAGCATCATCATTAACTGATGCCGCAATTTCGTTAAGTGTATCTAAGGTTGCAGGAGCACCACCAACAAGCGCAGTGATTGCAGCATCTGTATAGGCTGTCGTTGCGATTAAAGTTGAATTAGTTCCTGCTGATTGTGTAGTTGCAGTAACAGTGCTTGCAAGTGTACCAGTAATTGCACCGGTGACAGTTATTCCTGTCGATGTTGTGGTTAGTTTTGCTGAACTATTATGATAAAGTATAACTTCGCCATTAGGTGCACAAAATACGGCATTTTCGTTAGGAACAGGTTGTAATACAATTCCACCTGATGCACTATTATTTTGTATAATAGTGCCACCATTAGCACCACTATTGTAAATATAAAATATATCATTAGATGAATTATAATACAATTGTGCATCAGTATCATCACCAAACTTTAAATTTTTATTATCGGCTACTTGAACGTGTGAAGCTAGTGATATATTCTCTGAACTATCAATCGTGATCGCAGTAGCGTTCCCACCATCTACAATACTTGGTGTGCTACTTAAATGTCTTACTACTTTTGTTAATGCCATTACTTTTTATATCCTATTATGTTGGAGCTACCAAATTTGCATCAATGTGTGTTTGATATTCTATTTTAATTTCATTAGTCCAAGATGCTTCACAAAATTCTTTAACTTCTGTTGTTTCTCCTGATACATCTGTGTCTTGCCACGTTTCATCTACTTTTGTAGATGGGTGAATATGTCTAAAAAGACCATCTTCATATACTTGAACTATACCTAAGTTTAAAAGTTCCATTATGTATAAATCCCCTCTACTGTTAAAATAGCACCGAAGTTATTACTACTGTTGTTTGAAATTGTGAACCCATATTGTTGTGCACCAGGAACATATGCCCACACTTCCCCATTGGCTATATACGAACCCATGTTTATACATGGATGATATGAAATCCCCTTAGCATCATAAGATGTGCTGTTACTTGACTTGTAACCATTTTGAATAGTTCCGGCACCAAAACTTCCGTAGTTAGTAGCTGAATAACTGTGGCCAGAGTAACCAGCCACACTATATTTAGCATTTGCTCCATTAGAGCCACCACTTCCGTAACCCGCTATTGAAACTTCATATCGTAGTGTGCCACCTGTGGCTGCACCTAAAAGAGTATTAATATTTAGCGTGTGTCTAGTAACAGAACTACCAGTACAAGTAACAGCCTTGCTTATTTTGAAATGATATACGCCGTCTGCATACCAAACTTCTCGTCCTTGCGAAAGTATCTTTGTGAAACCTTCTCCAACTTGTAAGACACTACCATCTGCTGCTCCTTCGAGAGCTCTATGAGTGTTCCAATATAGTCTTTGATTTGAGCCAGTAGAAAATCTTAATCCACTACCATTTCCTAAAATATTTAATCCATATGTTTGACCGCAATCTATCGTAGTTGAGCCATCGTTATTGACTGTTAATCCGTTGTTAATTGCAGCACCAGTAGAGTCAACAGTGCATATTCTCGCGTATCTGTCAGAGGTGGAGTTGTTACCTTTTAAGAATAAACCACCACCATAAGAACCTGACCATATTGGTTTGTTGTTAGATACCGTAACTTTTCCATCATAAGAAATACGCATTTTCTCAGTAATAACTCCAACTGTACTTGTCCAAAAACCAAGACCAGAAGATATATTAGTTCCAGAATTAACGTCTGCGGTTGATGCAATTCTACCTGTGTTTTGAATAGCACCATTGTTTCTTTCAGCTTGGAATCTAATTTCACCACCAAATCCTGTAGTAGTTGTTCCAGTTGACGTATTTCTAATCATAATGGTATTTACAACATCACCAGTAGTGCTATCGTTAGTTTGAATAGTTAGTGGAGCACCTACATCAGTTGTTCCAATACCAACGTTGCCATTATCAATTACTACATCTGCCGCTTGACCGCCTGAACCATTGGCAGTTTGTAAATATATTTTGGAGGTTGAGCCTGTATTCGCAGGATATGAATTAGCTCTTAAATAAAGGTTGCCATTGTTAGCATTTAATTCGCCATACGTATAGGCACTGCCTATAGCAATACCTTTATTATTGGGAAAGGTCATAATATAATTTGTATTTGCACTATCTACAAGAGTTTGATTTTGTACTCTTATTTCGCCAGCAGAATCAAGATTAATATCTCCTGCCACGTCGATAGTAAACCCACCATCTGAAACAGATAGTATTCCATGAGCAGCTCCTGAGGATCCAGTATCTTGGACAGACAGTTTCATACTATCGCCAGCTTCAGTATTGAGAGTTAAACCCCAATCTCCTGCAGTACTGGTTCCTGCTGTTATACCACTAATAAAGGTTGCTTTTCCTCTTTCTGACATATCAATAGTAAGAGCTGTTATTGCACCAGCACCGTCTGAGTCCGTTCCTTTAAAGATTATATCTTTATCTGGAGTTCCTACTCCAAGAACAAAATCCATATTGTTAGCATTTGCATAACCAAAAGTATTACCTGCATCTTTAAATCTTATATCACCACCATCAGCATCAAGAGTAATATCTCCTGCTACATCTAGTGTTAGGTCTCCAGAACTTACGTCAATTTCGTTAGGGGTTATAAATAAATCGCCGCTTTCAAAACCAACCAATGATTTTACAATACCACTAAAGGTTGCCTTTCCTGCGTTTGACATATCCAAAGTAAGCGCTGTGATAGCTGCGCCATCATCAACACCTTTAAACATTATATCTTGGTTACTTACTCCATTGTGTAGAGTTGTATGACTACCGTCAGTATATATTCTAAAATCTTGGTCATCTCCAAAGCGTACAGCCATGTTGTCTTTGATGCGTATGTCAGTATTAACATGGAATGCTCCTGCATCTGACATATCAAAGTAACCAGCAGTTATTATAGTTCCGCCATCATTACCTCTAAATACCATATCTCCATTTGATATAGCAGATTTTATTTGTAAGTCATTGCCACTATGAATTAATGATCCAATATCTGTTCCCGCATCTTGGAATTTAATATCACCACCATCTGCATCAAGAATAATATCTCCTGCTACATCTACTGTGAAATTACCTGTGCTGCTGCTTAATATCCCATGTGACCCTGTAAAATAGAGTTGCATTTCATTAGAACCACCGGCTCTTAATCTTCCAGCATTGGTTCCTGTAGATATATTGCCTACGGCTTCTATATAGCTTGCTGATTTAATTGGTTTATTAAAATCCCAACTGGTTGTAGCATGAGTATATGAAATACTTGCATTTGCACCATCAAGTATAATACCACCACCATTCGCTGCCGCAGAATTTGAAGCTCCTTGAGCCAAAATAATTTGAACATCATCGACAGACACTGTTGTGCTGTTGATTGTGGTCGTTGTGCCATCAACTTGAAGATTACCTGCTATAACAAGTGTACCGGTATCATCGCCATGTGTTGCCGGATCGATTACAAAAGATGCAGGACCTCTTATATATCCGGTGGTTGTAATATTTCCTACTGCTAAACTTGATAATGTTCCTACAGAAGTAATTGCTGGTTGTGCTGCTGTTGTTACTGTAGCTGCTGTACCTGATGTGTTACCTGTAACATTACCTGTTAAAGCTCCAATAAATGTTGTTGCACTAACTGCATTAGTAGATGCATTTAATGTAACCCCACCAGTATTGAATAACTGTGAATTGCCTGAAGTAGTGCCAGTAGTCCATATTAATCTGTAATTACCATTACCATCGCTATTACTAACATAAGCTTGAGTAGCAGTTGATGCATTACCTGTTACGTTACCAGTAAATGCTGTTGCTACGGCTGTTCCTGTTATTGTTACTCCTGTAGATGTTGTGGCTAGTTTAGTTGAACCAGCATGGTAAAGATAAACCCCTCCACCTTCATTAGCAGTAACCATGTTTTGTGAATCTGCAGCATTATTTAATTCTAACGTACTTGTTAATATAGCTAAATTACCGGTTCCAGCATCTTTAATATAACTCTTAGAACCCGAATGATACAGTTGTAAATCATTTCCAGTACCAAGATTAATTTTAGCACTATCCACAAGAGATATATCTCCGGCCAGAGTATCGATTCCTGTTGATTTTATTTTAGTTAATGCCATTATTGTTTATATCCTATTATGTTGGAGCTACTACTGTTGTATCATCTGGATCATTCATTCTATCCATAACATCTGTTTGTGATACTGCAGTTACAACTCCATCTACTAATTCATATGTTACTGTTGTTTCTAGATGTGGATTAACTGTTGTACATGTGGCACCATCAGGTTGACCCTGTTCACCAGTAGCCCCTTCTTCATTTGTTATATTTACACATATTATTTCTTCTGAGAGAATATGTACGTATGCTATTTGTGTTGCCATATTAATTCCTAAAAAGTTGTATATTGTTCACGCATTGCACTATCGGCGAGCGTTTTAAAGTGATAAGCACCACCCCTTGTTTGTTGATGACTATCTACTTGAGCTTGGGTTTTACCAGAGCTGTACCAATAGGTTTTACCGCCACCACCATAACTTATTTCTATAACAACATGTCCTCTGGCATAAGCACCACCAGTCTCAAACGTTAAATCACATCTATATACACTTTGGCCTGAATGAGTAGCATTACCTACTAATACTGCACTACTTGCTGTTATATTACCTGCTCCAGGGCCAAAAGACGTTGTACTACCATATGCGTGTTTTTCTACGAGTTGAATAGTAGAACTAGTCATTCTAAATAGATATTGTCTATAAGAAGCTTGATAATATGTTCCATAATAAGTTAGCCTACATATTGGATATTCTCCCCAATGTCCCGAAGAATATACTGATAAGAATTGGCTTGTTGCGGCCGCAGAGGTTGAGCCTGCTATTGTGTCAGTTTTAAAAATTCCCTCATAACCAAATTCAACGCCATCAGCTCCTTGATATGCACCACTATGAGTTGGATTACCATACCCCGGCCATCCACCTTTCCGTAAGCCATATGCTATATCAATATTTCCATGGGATTGTACTGTTAATCTAGCATCTGTCGCTGAAACATTTGTATCATTATTTAAGCCGTGAGTAGCTAGTATTAAAGAACCTGTACCTCTAGTACCAGGATCGTCTCTCTTGAATATAACAGCACCTTTTATTCTTCTATCATTATTTGTGCTATCCGTTTTAAATTCAACTGCTGCAGTTCCACCGACAGTGTCAGTGTCCATATGTATTAAGGCACTTACATTCCCTTGGTGAGTAACTGTTAATTTTCTAATTGGGACCGTTTCACCTATACCAACTTTACCTTGATAATTAAGTGTTAATCCAGTGGTGCCATTACCTAATCCTGCATGAGCAGATCCACCAGCACTATATTCAAATCTTAATGGTGGATTAGTACCATCACTATTATCAATTCCCATCATCCACTGGCCAGTATCTTTATTAAGGATTATTCCGGCATCTGCGCCTGATCCTCTTACAATTTCTAGATAAGTACCTCCTCCATGACCAGCATAGGATGCTGAACTATCTGATAATACTAATTTATTATTAGGCTGTACAAGCCCTATACCAACACCACTATTTTGAATTCGTAATTTTTCATTACCACCCGTTTGGAATATATGGTGGGGATAGATAGAATGTTCAGTATCTTGTGCATTATAAACAACCGATGCATCATTTTGACCACTATTAGTTGGCCAGTTGCTTGGTTTAGTAAATAACTTTAATCCACGACCATCTGTTCCTGAAAGCTCCATGATTGCCGAGTTTGCTGCATCTCTTATTTCTAGTCTTGTTCCTGAACCCGGAGTACATCCTATACCAACATCTCCATCAGAAGTAATACGTATTCTTTCAGCAACAGCGGTGTAAAAGCGCATAGAATTATCATTATGAGCGTATATTAACTGTCCTTGAATATTTGCGTTTCCTGAACTTGTACCATCTCCAAAATGAATATTACCAGTACCACCATCAGCAGTTACGATAGTTAATCCTGTTGACGCTCCTGAGATGTCTCCGACAATAAGATCATCAGCGTTTGCGTGTCCGTGTGTTGATAGCACATTTCCTAATCTTGCCTTGCCATCGTTAAGAATAGTAAATTTAGTACCTGCAGAACTATTAACATCTAATAATCTACCAGACCCATTGTTTTGTATTCGAGTTCCTAGCGTTGCTCCTGTAGTACTATCAGAAAATAAATTAATCCCAATACTAGCATTGTTATAAGCAGGTCTTCCGCGAATAGCCACACACCCTAAATTGTTTATACCAATAGCAGAATTACTAGATGGATCTAATATATCAAATTCACCTTGAGAAAGATTACGAAACTGAAATGTCTTTCCTGTTCCAGCTGTAGTATTGACTAAGGAAAGTGTAGGGCTAGTTGAAGTAATAGTAACATTAGAGCCAATACCAACGGTATTAGCACTATCATCAAGGGTAATCATTACACCATTTGATGCAGTACCAAACTTCATATCTGCAGCTCCACTTCTAATGTAGCCAGAAGTTATGAAAGTACCCCCTGCAACAGTTAGTTTGTCCTCTGCACAATTATATAAAAGAGAATCTGTAACAATGTTGCCATTTGCTAGATTTCTTATAAGTACATGACTCTCGTTATTGACGTTACCGCTTGATGTACTTGGAATTGTAACTGTACCAGTAATAGTAACATTAGAGCCAAAAGAAGTTCCACCTGAAAGATTCTGAAAATAGGCTGTTGTGGCATTTACATAGAACTTACGAGAACCACCTGCTATTAAACCAACCGCATCAGCTCCGATATAACCTAAACCAGTATTTGTATCACCTTCAAATTTAAAAATGGGTACCGAGCTTGAGCTAGAACCCCCGGCTGTTACATGATTTGTAACATTTAAACCGTCGAGATATCCAGCTGCAAATCTTACAGAATCTGATCCTAAACTATAGACTGAATCTGAGGCAGGTGTTATACTACTTGAAACTGTGGCCGGTAAAGTTACCGTACCTGTAAATGTAGGACTTGCCAAAGGAGCTTTAAGAGCGAGTGCACTATTAATTGTACCAACATAGTTGGCATCATCGTTAACTGCTGCAGCAATTTCATTAAGTGTATTGAGAGTAGCCGGTGCACCATCGATTAAATTGTTAACCGCTCTTGTAACAAATTCTGTTGTAGCAAAGGCAGTATTATTACTAGTTACTCCTTGTGTTACAGAATTACCTGTCCAAACTCCAGTAAGAGCACCACCGGTAGAAGACGTACCTAATTTTTCAACTCCATTATAACGTATGCTTGTTGTGCCGTCATGATCAACTACAAATCTAGCAGTAGTATTACTTGCATCGGTAATATGAAAGTCGTTTGCTTGTACGTTGAAAGTGCCTGTGCCGGCACGAAGTCTAAAATGAGAACCGTCATGATAAATTGTTCCATCACTTCCATCGCCAAATTGTACCTGTTTACTATCAGGTAATGAAATATGATCTCCTACTTCGAGACCATTTTTTATTTTAAAATCTTTATCTGCCACAGGACTTCACTCTCCATCCGTTTAATGTTTGTATAGTTCTATTTATACAAGTTTAAACTTTAAGTGCAGAGTATTTGGCTTTTATTGCGAGAGTGTTTGTATTAGCTGAAGTGAATTGTAATATCATATTACTACCAGAATATCCAGAGGTAATAGTTCCATTACTTGCAGAACCGGTATATACTTGACCATACGTTGTAGAAGAAGTTACAGATCCATTATGTACCATACCAACTTCAACAAATTCATAATCTGAACTAGTTGCATCAGAGATAGAAATCTCAACCTTTGCCGATCTAAATGTGGCAGCAGGAAGAGAAAGAATAGTAGTCGCAGTTGTATTAGTAATATTTGTTGTTACAGTATTTTGTACTGATTCAGATATTGTGACAGCACCGGCAGAATCCCATGAAGGACCACCGGTTGACATTGAATTTGGAACAACAGAACCTTGAGTTGGTACATTTACTGCCGTAACTGTTGGTGTAATAACTTCAATATTTGTTCCTGATGGAGGAATATTACTTCCACCAAATGCGAGTGTTGTTCCGCTTACTGTATATTGATTTTTTTCTTGATATACACCATCCCAGAATACAAAGCAATTATTTTCTGTTTGAGGATCTACGGTTAATGTATATGAATGAGTTGAACCATTACCTGTAAATATATCAACATTTTGGCCGGTTCCGTTAATACCATTTGTAACACTATGAATAACAACTTCTTCGCCGGTTTGAATTCCACTATCAAATGTTAGGTTAGAACCAGATATTGTATAAGAATTTTTATTTTGATATACACCTTCAACAAATACCATTAATGCATCTTCGCTTGCGGGAGTTTGACCTATTGCAAATACTGTCTGTGCATTTGTTGCAGTATGTAATTGTGTTCCTAATGGATTAGTTGCAGCCGCACCAGCAATTGTAACTGTATCAGTACCGTTTGTAGTAATTGACATACCGTTACCGGCAACAAGAGTTAATGTATCATTTGTATTATCTGCTGCACATGTTGTTTGTCCTGATACTGCAACGTTACCAAATGCATTTGCACCAGTCGCAGTATTTGTTATTGTAAGTGTATCTGTACCGGCCGCAGTTGTTAATGTTATACCAGTTCCACCAACAATTGTAAGAGTATCAGAAGAAGAATCGGCTACAAGACTTGATTGTCCTGATACTGCAATTGTTTCAAATGCATTTCCACCGGCTAATCCCCAACTTAAGTTTCCAGAACCATCTGTCTTAAGTGCATATCCTGCTGTACCATCTGCTGTAGGTAATACCCATATTTGATTTGCCGATAGTGCAGGAGCTTCGAATCCAACATAATTAGCTCCTTCATAAAATCTTAATTCTTTATTTGAACCATCTAATGAAAGATTATCATTAATAGTAACTGCACCATTAACATCTAATCCAGTTAATGATCCTACTGAAGTTATAGCAGTTTGAGCCGCAGTAGTTACTGTTCCTGCAGTTGTAGCAGTTGCTGCATTACCAGAAGTATCTTGTGTACCGCTTGCGTTTACACCAGGTAAATTAATATTAGCAGTACCATCAAATGATACACCACCAATTGTTCTTGCGGTTGCAAGTGCAGTGGCCGTTGCCGATAAAGCTACCGCTATATTAGCAGTACCATCAAAAGAAGTTCCACCTATTGTTCTTGCGGTTGCAAGTGCAGTAGCAGTCGCTGCATTACCGGTTGTACTTCCAGAACTACCTGAAGTATTACCCGTTACATTACCTGTTAGATTACCTACTATATTAGCAGCTAATGATTTGTTCATTGCAAACCTAGCGTTTGAATGATCCCATGTTAATGTTGGAATAGTACCTGAAGACCAGGCACCAAATGTTAGTCCTGCTCCATTAGTAGCCGCACTCGTCGTGGCTAATTTACCAACCGTAATGTTCAAATCTTCGACTGATAAGGTTGCGGTGTTTATATTTGTTTGAGTACCATTAACGGTTAGATTACCTGTGATAACCTGATCACCATCTACTTGTACATCATTAAATGTTACATCTGAAGTTGTGGCAACTGCTTGGCCAATTGATATAGCACCTGAAGCAATCGCTACACCCGTACCCGCACTTATATGTGCACGTACCTCAGCAGCCGATGGACCAGTATAAGTTATTACACCGGTTGAACTATTGTATGCAAGTGAACCATCTCCACCAGCATCTGTAACACTTATAGTAGCTCTTGCAAGTGCGGTTGTGTATTGTGTAATAGTTGTAGCAAATGCACCACCACTAAATGTCATTCCTGTGCCGGCACTTAAGTGAGCTCTTACTTCTGCTGCACTCGGTCCTGTGTATGTAATAACACCAGTAGAACTATTGTATGCAAGTGAACCATCTCCACCAGCATCTGTAACACTTATGGCTCCACGAGCATCTGAATCTGTATAAGCAGCACTTCCGGCAATAACACCAGTACCAGAAATAGTTATGTTTGAACCGGCACTAAAGTGTGCTCTTACTTCTGCTGCAGATGGACCAGTATAAGTTATTACACCAGTAGAACTATTGTATGAAAGAGATCCATCACCACCAGAGTCCGTTACGGATATTGCTCCGCGGGCCCGGGCGTTGGTATAATAAAGATTAGAACCTTCTGATAATGAACCAGAGTTGGCCGAAGCTAATGCAGAATTAAATCGTGCAGTTGTATAATATAGGTTACTTGAACCTTCTGATAAATCATCTGTATCATGACCGCTTAAACTAGTAACTGTTCCTGCACTGCCTGAAGTATTACCCGTTACATTACCGGTAAGATTACCGGTTATAGTGCCAGACGCAGAAATTGTATTAGTAGTAAAATCACCGGTAATTGTAAGATCTGCAATATTAGTTGCAGTTAAATTTGATGAATGAGTAACAACTTCTATAACTGCACCAGATGCAGGAGCATTACCAGAACCAAAACTTAATGTAGTTCCTGATACAGTATAAGCAGATTTGTTTTGATATACACCGTCGATGTATATAAGAGTTTGATTTTCATCAATTGGATTTGTACTAAGAGTAAACGAATATGCACTTCCATCACCTGTAAATGCTTGTACTACATCATCACCAGTACCAATTGTTCTATAATAGGCAGTGATTTGTAAAATATCACCAACTGTAGCACCACTTGTTAATACAACGGTACTTCCATTATTTGCAGTATAATCTTGGGAAGGATCTAATAATATACCATTAAGATGTACATCTATGGCAGAAACGACATAAGTTAAAGTATTTGAGTTTGAATCTGAACCAGAAAAAGAAGTTTGAGTAGATGTTGCAACATATCTAAAATATTTTACTATATCTGCTGCGCCTGCGGATGATGCACCAATTTCTTGAATGCTATCTGTACCACCTACAGATTTTTTCATGTACAACTTGCCGTCGTACGTATTAAGCGCTAGTTCACCTAAGTCTAGATTACTAGTAGTTGGTATGGCACCGGCTGTTGCCGAACGCCTTAACTTGATGTTCGATATGCGTGCCAATTTTGGCTCCTATTTTTCAATCTCTATATAGAGTTAATTTAAATCTTTTTTTCACACCGTTATATAACGGTTTAATATATTTATACTAAATAATTTAGTAGGTTCCGCCATCGATTATATTTGACCAAGATACTGTACCGTTAGCTGCTCCTTGTAATACGTTACCAGCTGCCGAAGAAATTTTCTCTGTTGGTGCACTTGTTCCAGCACCTACTAATACAGCATTTGCTGTGATAGATCTTTTACCTGTACCACCTTCTTCTACTCTTAAACCACTACCATTTGTTAATTCAACAACTCCAGTTACTGTAAGTGCATCATCTATAGTAGTTGTTCCACCAGCAGAATCAATTGTTAAGTTACCTGAAGTAGTGTCAATTTCATTATCACCAGTGATACCAACTTGAACGTTACCTAAATAAGCTCCTCCAAATTGAGCATCGTGCCATGGTGATGAAGCATTATCTCCACCAGAAAGGTCTTCATCATTAGTAAATACTAATCTTTGTGTTTGAATATCAAATCCAAAGAAACCTGTTTTAACAGCAGATCCATTATGCCATTTGAAAGCAATACCTCTATCAAGACCATCGGCCGAAGAAGTATTATCACCCAACATCATTGTTGGATCGTCTAACGTTACTTCAGTTGAATTAACAGAAGTTTGAGTACCGTTAACCGTTAGGTTACCAGCAATAACAACTGTATCACTTGTGGCATTACCTAAAGTAACATTACCATTTACTGCTAATGTATTTGTTACTGTTAAATTGTTTGCAACTGTTACATTGCTTGGAAGTCCAACTTGTAACGTTACATCTGTACCAGATTTTGAAGAGACTGTGTCAACTTCGTTTGCAGTACCTATAATTCTTAAATCGTCTGTTAATAGATCAACGTCGCCAGTTCCAGAATCACCATCAACTGTTAATGCGGTTGCAACTGCAACTACACCGGCAGCTGTTAAACGACCTTGTTGATCAACAGTAAAAGTAGGAATTTGTGTTTGTGAACCATAACTTGCTGGTGTTACAGCAGTGTCATCTAAGTCGATATTAACTGTGTTAGAACTAACAGAAGTTGTAATACCTGTTAGACCATTAAAGTCTAATACTTCGGAATCTAGATCAATTGAACCTGAACCAGAATCACCGGTTATATCTAAATCTTGTGCTGTAACTTGAGCATCTATATAAGTCTTAGCCGCAAGAGCTGTTACTAATTGTGTATTGGCTGCACCCGCTAATGTCGTACTTGTACTAATGGAAGTTACTGCTTGACCTGATCCACCACTTGAACCAAGTTGTAAACTACCAATTGCTACATCTGATAAATGTTTATTAGCATCTAATATTGCCGCACTAGATGCAGTTGCTGTACCATGTACATGATCCAGCATTTGAGTGAAATACTTACCACCAATAAGACTAACCGCAGAAGCAACTCCTCCGCTTTCGGTTCCTGTACCGATATATAATCGATCACCGTTATTTGCCTGTGTTCCTGCTACCCATGAATAGGCTAATTCACCTGTTGCGATATTACTTGGAGCAGCAGTGGTTACGCCCGTATTTAATATCTTTATTCTTGTTAAATTTGCCATATTAATATGTTCCTGAATTTATATTGAGGTTTTCGTTCTCAAGTGTTGTTGTAATTACATACTTACCAGCAGAAGCATTATATTGCATTACTGCGCCATCTGCTTGACCTGCCGTATCTACGTTACTAAGTTCTCCTAAACCGATATCGAATTGACCAATTTTGGCGCTTTGTGCAACAAGCGTTTGTTGCGACTTAGCTTTTCCTTTTAACTTAGTCTGTGCACTAATCTTCGCCTTTAAATTTGCCATCTATCGTGTTACTCCTGGTGTAACTTCTAATTGCCCTTCTAATACTCTTGTTATAGCCGATCCCGAACTGGTAATTTCTATGTCATATACATACCTACCAGCAACAAGTGCATTTGTTTGTGTAGAAGTTAACGCGAGAGTTATTTTTCCCATTGCTGCATTAGAAACTGAACCTGTAAATGCAGTAAATGTAGAAGAATCATAATTCTTTCTAATTTGTCCGGCTACAGTATATCCAGTTAAATTTAAGATGTTACCATCAGCATCAGTAATATCTACTGTGACACTAAAAGTACTACCTTGGTCAACTGTCAAATTTGATAATATCGCCATTAACTTATACTTCCTTAACTATTTATATCTTTTAATTCTTCAACCATAGATCGAAGATAATTATTTTCTTCTTTTAATTCTTTGATAGCTTCGATGAACAATGCACTAAGTTGGTTATAATCTACAACCTTATGAGTATCATCTTTATCTCCTAAACTCTCTACTTCTTTAACTGCAGAAGGCATTATCTTTTCTACATTTTGTGCAATAACACCGGCACTTGCTTTACCATCCTTTTTCCAATCGAAAGTAACACCTTCGAGTTCACATACTTTAGCAAGAGCTCCATCTACTACTTTAATATTTTCTTTTAATTTTCTATCAGAAGATATCGTACCTGAGAAAGCTGTTATATCACCATCAGCATGTAAATCACCACCTGAAGTGAATCTAAATTCTTCTGCACTGGAGAAGTATATGCTTGATTGATTGCTATTCATTGAGTGATAAGCAGTGCCACTTGCACCCCATGAAAAAATAACACCTTTCTGACTAGACGAAACTGCTAATGTCATTTTATCTGTAGCATCTGTTACATCAAGACCATTCGCACCACATAAAGTAAATGTATCGGTTGTACTATCTGCTGCATGAAGTGTACCATTAACACTACCATTCATACTCTGGATATTACTAAATGCATTCTGATTTACATCGGCATCACAGTTGAACTGCGTACCGGAAAGCGTCATATTAGTACCTGCAGTATAAGTATGATCTGTAGATGATATATCCAACACCTGTGAAGCGGACCTTGTTACTGTTGTTGCACCACTACCTGTAACATTGATGTCAGCAGTAGTTTCACCGTCATGACCTTGACCCTGTAATCTAAGTGTTGTAGTACCTCCAGGAACGGTAATGGTATACTCATTTTGAGTATTAGTTGTAGTATCGACCCATGGTACATGTACAAACATTTGACCAGCCGTCAATTCAACTGGATACTGTTTAAGGCTGGTACTTTCAGTATATCCAATTTTAACAAGACCTAATGTACTTGATGTTGCAGTTGTATATTCTGTGTTAGTTGAACTAACCGTGACTTTCTGAGTAGTGTCATCAAATGCTACAGCTGTAGCCCCTGATCCTGCAAATCTAATTTTTTCATTTTCTGTTACTGTAAACTGATCTGTACCACTAGAATTCGCAACTTTAAATCCATCACCCATATCAATTGTATCGCTATTATGATTAACATCTGGTGCACTATTAGTAAGTGTAATTGTATCACCTGATCTGGCAATCGTTAGGCCAGTTCCTGCTGCTATTACAACATCATCTGTAGTAGCTCCATCTTCACCTGCTCCGGTTAATCTAATTTTTTCTGTTGCAACAGTGTCACCATCGACACAAGATATAGCGTATGTATTTTGTGTATTAGTATTATCAGATGCAGGAATTGTAATAGTCTTTGTTTCTACGTTAGTAACGTGACCTTCTACGTTAGTTGTAATACCACCAATTGCCGTAAATGTAGCTCCATAACCAGGAGCCGCAGTTGTTGTAGTTGTTGTTTTGGTTGTATTATTATGATTAAATGTTAGATCGTAAGGATCTGCGTCTGAACCAGTAGAAGTATCAGACCAATTAATATTAATGTAATTTGAACCACCGCTCGATGCGCCTTCGACAAATTTCCATTCTTTATCCTGCAATATTGTAACTTCATTACCATCTCCATCTTCAACTACAAAAAGTGAATCACTACTTAGTATGTATCGGTCATCGAAGTCATCAGCACTGACCGCTGTAACGTGACCTCGTGAATTAACTGTTATCGATTTAATATATGAACCATCTTCAGTTCCAGTTTCGCCAAAGGTTGGATAACCACTTACTGATGCAACTCCAGAATCATCATGATTAAACGTGGTTCCACTTAAGGTTAAATCAGTACCGGCAGTATATGTAGTATTTACATAACTAGACACAAATTCAAATGTACCGTTCGGGGATTCATTAATTGTAACATTAGTACCGGGTTTAAGCCAAATTGAACCGGATCTTTGGGTTGCTCCATGCTTCCCAACTGTTGTTCCTGCACCTATAGTTGTCCATGTGAAACCGTCTCCGCTCGCAGCCTTAGATAACACATCACCACCCGAACCAGCATTTGAAATATTTAAATGGGGTTCTTTTACCTTCTCAGCACCGATTGATGAAGTTCCAGTTACAGCGGCCGCACCAGTAAAGTTTGTGTTTGATGTCCATGTGACATCGCCTGTCATTCCAACTGTGGCACCAGTTGATAGCACATCAGCAGAATCAGCATTACCAATAAAGCTTGTTGCTTGTATTGATTTGTTGGCTACGAGCTTAGTTCCAGAATGTGAATAATTAAATGTAGCAGCTGCACCGTATTCACCGAACGTGATACCTGTACCAGCGTTTGTAGCAGAGGTCGTTGAACCTTTACCTAATAGAATATTTTTATCTGTAATTTCTAAATCAGTCGCGTTAACACTTACTAAAGTACCACTAACGGTTAAGTTACCATCAATTACTGCATTACCTGTTACATCTAAATCAGTACCAACCCAAAGCTTCTTGGCAATAGCTGCTCCACCATCTACGGTTAATGATCCACCTGCGGTTGCACTTGTTGCATCAGTTGTTGAATTAAAGTTTACTGCACCGGTAACATCTAATGTTCCTGAATGAGTAACAGAACTATTTAAGTTAACTGTTATTCCATTTGTTTGGGTGGTTGTAGTAATATTAGTTCCACCAGAAATTTCTAATACTTCTGTTAGAAGATCAACTGCATTATCTCCAGAACCGTCTGATGAAATTGTTAATGCTGTTGCAATATTTCTATTAGTAGCAGAAGTTATTCTACCCTTTGCATCAATTACTATTTCTGGTATTGCTGTAGTAGAACCATATGTGGCCGCGGTTACACCTGAATTGTTTAGATGTAAATTAAATCCTTCTGAATCTGTTGTGGCTGTCCATGCTCCATAAACCTCTGAGCTTCCACTGGCCGCTGTTTGATTTTTAAGTAAATCTTTTGCATTATAGAATGTTACAACGTCTGTTGTGTTTGCTACAGGAGTACTAGCATTAGTAAATCCGTCAAATTGCCATGCTCTATGAGATTTATTATTAGCACCGGATGCAACCTTTGTGTCTCTCCATTTTAATGTGGCATCATTAGTATTTAAATAATTACCACCAGTAATTTCAGATCTGTCAATTTTTAAACCTTCTACATTAGCTTCACCTGCAATAGTAATAAATGCCGTTGCGTAGGTAAGAGAACCACCACCGGCTCCACCAACTAGAAGTGTTCCTTCAACATTTAATGTAGCATCACTGTGTATTTTAATAGTTTTAGAACCGCCGAATGTAATATTACCCGCAGTTGTTTGTGTACCGGTATTATCTAATCGTAATCTACCAGTACTTGAACCATTACCTTGTAATGCAGTAATATCTGTATCATTACCATTAATCTCACCATGTAATTCTGCGATTGCAGTACTTACTGTAGATGCTGATGTTCCCATACCGGCGGCCGAGATAGTTCCAAGTTTTGTATTAATAGTAGAGATATCTGTATCATTACCTGCAATATCTGTATCGTTTGAAACAATTGCCGCACTTAGATTGTCTAAGACTCCACTTACAGTGGCAGATTTATGTGCATGATTACCGCTATTATCTAGAATTGTATTACTACTACTTACGTCACCAATATCTGCATTGATAGCCACAACTGCAGAAGTAATATTTGTTTGACCACTTGTTGAATGATTTGTTAATGCACTAAATGCATTTCCACCTACACCAACTTCGTCATGTAATTCGTTAAGTGCAAGTTTTACATTATTTCTATTTGTGAACTTAGTATTTAATTGGCCAACATCAAGAATACCACCGATAGTAGTATTACCGGTAACACCTAAAGTGGTTGCCATATCTACGGCACCGTCAATGTCTACAACATCAAAGTTAGAAGTACCGTCTACATCTATATTACCGTGAATAACAATACTTGCTGAAACATCGGCTGAGCCGTTAAGGTCTAGGTTACCATCAATGGCAGTACCATTTAATGTTGTGGCTCCATCTACGTTAAATGTTCCATCGACTTGGGTGTTACCACTTGAAGCAGTAACATTGAATTTATCTGATCCAACTGCAAAGCTACCATCAACACTTAGTGTTCCACCTACGGTTGCATTACCATCTGCATGAAAAGTACCATCAACTACAGTATTACCAGTAGTTTCTTGTACTGTAAATGTAGCATTATTATATTCACTACCACCAACTCTAAAATTACCGTCAAAGCCTCCAGTACCATCTACTTCTAAATTACCAGCAAATGTAGCATTAGCTCCACTACCTGTTAACATTGTAGTAGTACCAGATTGAATAACTAGATTGTTTCCACTTCCCCATGCTAGATTAGCATATTGAGTTCCACCATCCTTTAGTTTTATATCTCCACCATCAGCATCAAGAACAATATCTCCAGAAGAATCAAGTGTAAATTCACCTGATGTTACAGTAAATGCATTTGAACCTGCACTAATTTCATAGGTTGATGCATCGAAGACCGCTTCGATTTCATTTACTGCTGCAACTAAATCTGTTGCTGCTGTTCCAAGTGTGTAGTTACCAGCACTTCCTCTTACGGCTGTTTCTATTTCGTTAATAGATGAAACTAAATTGGATTGGGTTGTTGTACCTAATCCAGTGATATCACCAATATCACCTTGAATTTCTGTAATTCCAGTTGCAACCTGTGTTGCGCTATATCCGGTAGCATCGTTGATTATAGTAACATCGCCGATATCATCTTGTAATTCGTTGATAGCTTCTACAACATTGTTTGCATCTATTTTAATAACATCATTTGCTGAAACACCAGTATGAAGTTCAATTAATCTTCCATAAGAATAATCAACTACTGCACTATCTGATATTTTGGCAGCTGCTATCTGATTACTTGCTCCAGTATTTCCATCAACTCTTAAGAGTGTACTAACACTAAAAGTACCTGATGCAGATTTTAATCTAATCTTTGTGGCAGTAATATCATATATTACACCAGACCATGTGGCACTTCCAACAACATCATTTGATCCTTGGAATATTGTTGCACCTTCAGTGAAGGTGGCCGGTAAAGTAGGAGATCCTGTAAGAGTGATATCATATTGATAATTAACAACATGAAACCCTTGAGGTTCACCTAAAGTCTGAAGTTGTTCTGTTCCATTTTTATAAACTCTGATAGAACCTTTAGGATATGCCTCTGATACAGTTCTAGAAACATTAGCAGCCACAATATCATCTGAACCAACAGTAATTTTTTGTGAAGCATTAAATGTTCCGGAAGAATTCTTAATATAAATTTTTGTAGTACCAATTACACTTACGATCGTAGCAGTAAATCCACCCGTTTGAGAGACAGTAGCATTAGTAACATAAGATGATGGAACAGACGGATTATTTTTAAGAATAATATAATCATTAATACTATCTAAAGTTTCTTCATTTAAAAATTCAAAGCGAGTAGCAGCAAAGACAGTATCTCCTGCACTTGCCGTAGTAGAATATTCTTTATCATTAATTAAAGTATCTAATTCTGATACATCTCCTAGATGCAAAGAGATTTGATTATCTTTTTGTCTCCACCCTTCAAAGGTGTTAGTCTTTAATATTCTTGTTTCTTTTTTAATTGCCATTATTTACTCGCCAATGTTTTTAGTAGCTTTTTGATATCTGCTATGTCTGTTTTAAGATTTTCAATATCTGCAGACTGCTGCAGATCTAATTGTTCTTTCGCTATTTGATTTAGCCTTATATTATATGCATTACTATTAGTATTTATAATAGCATTAGAAGTAAGATCTCTCATTAGATCTGAATTTTCTTCTACTTTTGCAGTCTTCTGTGCCATACTATTTCCTATAATGTTGCTATTGCTCTAAAATCTGAACACTGCGGAACTTTAGAACTGTTCTTAGATCTTAATACAATCTTAATTGCAAAAGATGAGAATTTTCCAATAGCCGGATCAATTGCATAATGTGCTTCTGAAAATCTTCCACCATCATTTATTGGTATTGTATTTTCAGGAGTTGCCGCTATCCATGCTAATGTATTAAAGTTTGTATCTTGACCTGCTGCCTGAACTTTATAGTATACATCTATGTTTGTGTCTGAAGGTCTATTTACACCTATATATACATCTAATAAATCTGCTTCATTTGCTAATTCAACCTTACGTGTAATATATTTAGCCGCGGCCGATGTACCGTTTGCGACAGTTTCTGCAACAAGAGTACCTTGTTTAACATTAGTATAATTAGTTGAATTTGCAACAGGATCATTTAATCTATTTTGAATTGTTGTTAATGAAGATCTGTTTAAATCAATAACCGGAGATATTCTTTCATTACCACCATTATCTAATTCAATTCTTAAACTTATTCCTTTACCTGTAGAAAGATCTGTTTCAATTCTAGAACCAGCAATGGCCATAGGTACAGTAGGTAAAAAGTTTTTATTAAGTAAAATTTCTTGTTCTGCAACTGTACTAAATGCCGTTTGTGATCCATCGACAGAGCAACCAGTTTTACCGGTTAAATATCCTGTTAAAGATGTACCAGGTATTTGAACATTTTGTATTCTTGGATTTAAAACATTATATACTTGATTTTCTGTTGCTGTCATATTTTGTCCACCACCAACAATACCTGTGTCTGTACATTCTATACCACTTAATGTTATAACATAAGAATCAAGAGCCTTTGAATCTGCTTTGATTGTGTGAGTAGTATTCATTTGTGTCGCAGTTACACCATTCTCTGCAACAAAACCAGTTAAATCTACTTTACTTACACCTGAACCATACATACCATGATTTGGATGATATACTCTGATTTCAGTATTAGTAGAATTCGATAAGTATTCTAATGGTGTAACACCCAATTTTTTAGGAGGTATAACATCATTATTAACAATAATTTCTGATTTGCCTGTTGCTGGAAATGAACAACGATTTAAAATGAATTTAAGATCTTTAGTTTGTTCGGCCGTCCATGTTGATGCATTGGCAGATGTAAAGAATACACCATTATATGGTTGAGAAACAACCCTATATGTGGTATCTGTTAAATCAAATCCACCAATATCTGATACAAAAACTTTATATACTGCCGAATTTGCAATAAGAATAATAGCATATTCGGTATCTTTATCTAGATAAACAGGATAATCAAAGCTTGCAGTCGTTGCAGATGATGCATCGGCCGATACATTAATATCAGAAGGATATAAAACTATTTCAGAACCAGGAACAATTGTTTGTGTTGGATATCCATTTTCTACAGATCTAATTGAAATTTGAACTGGAACACCGGCATCTTTTGCTTGAAAATATAGAGATAAACTTTTTGCAAATATACCAGTTTCGGCCGGAGGATCACCTTCTGTATATGTAGTATTAGTTTTACCATCAACAACAAATGTCTGTGCAAGAGGATCGATCCATCTTACATGTTCGTTTTTAGAAGTAGTGGTAGTTTTCTTTACATCTTCACCTCTTTCACCAACTTCTCTTGTTACTAATCTAGGAACTTTGGTTGCAAGTATAGTTTTTTGATGTGTTTCAAGTATACCTAATGCATAGTATATTGCAGATGCATGTGTATCTGCACTAGCACTATTAGTAGATGAATCTGTTATTTTAAAATCTTTAACACCTGTTCTAAATTTTAAAACATCATTTCTTGGTATAACAAATTGACCTACACATCTTCCAGTAGAATCAGATACAAGAGTTCCTCCTCCAGATAATGATGTATCACCTTCATATGTAATTACACTAGTTTGATCTGAAAATTCACTAAAATCTGCATCTACATGAGAACTACCTGATGAATATGCAGATTGCTTACAGTAAGCAGTAATGTCTATGCCTCCAAAAAATGCATATAATTTTGTTTCGGGTTTTAAGAGCTCGGCATCAAATGAGATTTTTCTTGATCTCATAAATGGTATGAAGTTTGTTTCAACAACATAATCACCAATTTCTTTGGTTACAGTATCTGAAGTAACTGATGTAGATAAACCAGATCGCGATTGTGTACCAGTTAATGTTGTTGCAGTGACAGTTGTTGTAACTTCTTCCCGACGGGTATTACCGAACCCCCAGTCTGTTTGTTCATCTGGACCATTTCGAACTAATGTTTGTTGACCGCCAATGATCTGATTATAACTATTCTCATTAATTTCTTTACCAGTCCAATTAGTTTCCCATTCATCCCATACAGTACCTAATATTCCGGACTCTTCTGCCATGGCCACAAATTGATCATATATAGAATTATTATCAATTGTTATATCTGGTCTTACATCAACCTCTTTCCATTCATCTGTTTCAGGAGAAAGCTTCATTGTTCCTTCCCATGCAAACACGTTGTGTGGATTTATAAGTTCTGCATAAGTTGAATATGGTTGAGTTATGTGTGCGACAGTAGTATGTGGCATTGTAATAATACCACCCTTTGTTGACTTAACGGCTTTGGCAGTTACACCATTGCTTGCTCCGTTAGATGATACATTATTGCTTTGATCTGAAGTAGCACGTACTAAATTAATAGATCGTGGATCAAATTTAGGTCTTAAAGTACCAGGAACTTTATCAATTGATACACTATAATCTGGATCTGCGGAATTTCCTATATTATGGCCATAGAATCCATCAACTATAAATCCATTTTTAAATCTACTATTTAGTCCTGAATATAATTCAATTGCGGCCGCAGATTTTTCTAATAAAGAAAGTGATGTATAGTATTCTAAATTTTTAATTCTTTTATCAAGTTTACCAATGTCTCTCATAGTATAACGTTTATTATCTATAGGATTTGCCTTAACATCTTTAACATTAAACACATATGGATTACATGAAATTGCATATAAGGTCATTGAGTTTGCAACATCTTCAGGTGCCTTAGGCTGAAATGCCGAAGTACCTTTAACATATTTAAAAATGCCATCATCGCCTAATAATATTTTATCTATTCTAGGTAAATAAAATTTAATATCATTTTCACAAATTGTACCCGGTGAAGGGGCAAGAGATGTAGATGCATTAGTACCTGAACTAAATTCAAATCCAGTTGTGGCACCAGTTGTGGCCTTTGATGGTCTAAAGTCTAAACAGTCTCTTAATTGAACTACACCATTCACACCATTAAATGTTGGAATAGTTTCATATAATATTGTATTGGCCGCTGAATTTGTATTAGAATCATAATATGAATCTACACAGAAATAATCTCCTGCAGAATGAACATAATAATCAAATTTTACTACTAAGTTTCCATTAGGTACAGATTCTCCACCTTTAAGAATAATATTTCCTTCTTCATAGAAGTTTTCTCTTTGTCCATTATCAAGAGTAAATTTATTTGTAACAACTGCATTAGTTGAATCTGTAATACTTCTTATTTTTATAATATCATTTTTGCCTAGACCATATGATGCAGAACCATTGGCCGTAATAGTATTTGTTTGATCAGTATATATGGTCTTTGTTTTTCTTGTAGAACCAGAATTATTTAATCTTCGTATTGATGCAACAACTTGAACTTTCTCTCCTTGTGTAAGTGACATACTACCAAGTCCGGCAGAATTTAATGTAAAACTAGATGAACCTACACCAGATGCCACAGCATTTGCTTCTACAACTGCATTCGTATCAACTGCAACTTGAATATCATCATCATTTGCAAGAACACCACCTGACGGACAAGTTAATACAATGTTTCCACTAGAATCAACTGTGCCACTCATATATGCTCTTACTATATAATCTGTATCTACATTATTACTTCCATCTTTTAATGTTCGTATTGTAGAAAATGGTAATTTATATAAAAAGCTTGATTGTCCACTGTCATATCTAACTGCCGCACCAGGAGTGCCTGCTAATGTGGCCACAAAAGTTTCTTGGCCGCTATTAGTTTGTGAAACATTTGTTACTGCAGCGAATGTACCAGACGTCATGACAATATCAAAGATATATAAATGATGTATAGTTCCATCGAATTTTTCTATTCCTCTACAACGTGCAGTACCTACCGCAGTTGGAGAAGCAATTGATCCAGTATTTAAAACAAGAGTATGCATCGTTGATATCTGAGGCATTCCCTTTATAGTAGATGATGTTAGCTTTATATAATTACCTAAAGGTAATGTAGTAATAGCAGCATTCGCCGTTGCAACATCATTTATAGCATCCCGTGGTTTGTCAAATATAATTCTAGTATCTGCAGAAGTTTTTATTCTTTTACCTTTAACATAGGCAGTACTTGGAGAAAGTGATAAATTTAATTTTGGTAAACCAAATGTTTCTGCTTGTGCAGTTGTATTTACACTTGCCTGTTCTGCAATAATTTCTGTTGTAGTTTTAAAACCAAAGTTCGTACCATCATTTAAATATTCGTCTATACTGATATCAAAAGGAGAAACAGTATAATTACCAGATTCTTCAAATGTTCTATCTGCAAATCTTTGGTTTAATTCTGTATCGACACTATCTCCTCTAGTGGGATAACTTGTAATACCATTCTCTATTCGTAATAAAGAAAAATAGTTTGCAGTTGTTCTGGCAGATAATGATAATGGTTCTGCAATTAAAGTACATGTAATCTTATATCGATTTGCACCTGGTGCAGAGGCATTTGGTTGACCTGCTGCATTATCAACTAGATCTGCATCTTCATTTGATGAAATAATTTGTTCTGATATTAATAACCCAACATTATATGAAGGAATATTATTATATTTGTTTAATATTAATGTGCCGCCTGGAACATATGTAAAACAGCCTGAAACAAAACGTACACCTTCTACAATATGCACGGCAGAACCTAAACCGGTTTGTGTTCCATTAGTTAATGCCGAATTTGTTGATGCGATTGCACCAACATATTCTGTAGCACTTGCACTTTGTTCTCCTTGGACTTTACCAACTCGAATAGTACCGGATGTTGTTTTAAATACTTCACCGGCTCCAAAGGTTTTTACTGTTCTATTAGTAGCCGAAGTTCCGCCTGATTTATTATATTTAATGTATAATGTAATAGGATCGTTACTATTACTACCATGAGCAGGACCTGAACCATTTGCAACTACGGCCAATACTTTTGCTTCTACTTGAAATGCACCGGTATTATCAGTACCAATAATAGTTTTATCAACAAACTCTGAAATATATGTACTCGTATCATATGCAGCACCTGATCCTGTTGCAACCGTAGAATAAAATTCATCTTCACATTTTATGTATGCATATTCAGTATCGACGGTAGTTCCACTACCAACAACTGCTGCACCATCTGAAAATGAGTGTTGACCATGTCTATCAATTTGGGCTTGGAATGCTGTTTGTAATTGTGTAAGCTCTCTTGCCTGAACAGCATATCCTGGTCTAAATAAAACTCTATGATAATTATTTCTCTCATCGAAAGTATCATAATAAGGACTAGTCCTATAATTTGTTATTTTCGTGATTGGTTTATATACGTCTGCCATATTTTTCTCTTTACGGTTATATACTAATTAGTATATTAAAATTCAATTATTACTTTAATGTCTTCAGTCTGATTTGATGATCTATTAATAGGAGATCTATTTTCTAAGAAAATCATTTGACCTGAATTGTAGGCTACTTCACCATTTACAACGGCAGTGCCTGCAAGAGTTGCACTTCCACCTCCTACACCGGTTATTGCTTCTCCATTAACAAATGCCTTATATCCGGTTTTAGAGTTTTGGTGAAAATATAATCTACCATTTGTTACATCTATTTCAGTAATAAACGCCTTGGCTCCACCTGCTCCGGTAACAATTGCATCTAATACAAAGTTAGCAGTAGGATTTGATCCAGTTAAATCAAGATATTTTAAAGCTCTTAATGTTGTTGCAGTAGATATAGTAGTTGTTCCATAATTAAGTGGTTTTTTAATTAAAGATACTTGTCTAAAGTCCTGAGCAACAACCAAATCTCCTGCTTCTGTACCTGTTAGAAGTGTATTAAGTGCAGCATAAAAACCACCAAGTTCTTGTACAGGATCTACACCATGACCAGTTTGTGGAGAGATAACCGCACGTGCCGTCGCAAGTGTACCACCTCCACCAGAAATTGTAACTTCGGCCACAGTATAATCTGTACCCTTTCTGGCCTGTGCCATTGTAATGGAAGCAACATTTTGTGTACTACCTGAACCAGACATTGTAATATCGGCCGCTACAGTTGTAGCACCTGTTCCATCACCCGTAATTGTTACAGTTGGTTTACTAGAATAATTACTATTACCATTTGCGGTCATTTCTAATCTTTCAATACCTGCTGCCTGAGCATGATCTCTTGAGGCTTTTTGATTTAGATATTGTGCATAATCTGATTCAGTTAAAGCGGATTCTGCTGCAGCATCATTAGCATAGGCAAGGGAAACAGTCTTGACCGGCATATAAGATGTTGTAAGGAATTTCTCTGCATCTGCAACTGATATCGTATACATGTATTTCCAAATATAAGAATCAGATTCTGCAGTAGGTGCAGTATTTGTTTGAGTTGGCTGAATAGTAGAAGTCGCAGCTGGTGCATATATACATTTGTATACTTTAAATTCTGACGTTACAATATAAAAAGCTTTATCATATATATCTGCTTGATCAGAATCCCATTCAACATATGTATCACCAGATTTCCATGTATGTCTAGGTACCACATGTGATATATCGGCCGCTGTTAATTTTTTAAGACCTAACATATTTTTCCATGCTTCATGGATATTATCTTTGGTATCGTAAGGAGTAAAGGCCGTTGTGTCTGTAGTATCTGAAGTCGTTAAAGACCATACATCTGATTTACCAATGCCCAAATACATACCGCCTGCCACTACGTCGGCTTTAAAGTTCTCCGCATTGAGGACTCTAAAAGGTGTTGTTACTATTGCTGTCATGATTGTTTCCCGTTATGTTTGTAGTTCAATATTACTTAATGAGCTATATCTATTTATACTAGTTCCAAGGCCATCTTGAATAATATTCGAAGAGTAATGTATTATTGGCGTCTCGTCTCTAAATTTAGTTATGGAATCATAATCACGTTTATTATTGAAGTGATTGTTTCCGTTAATTGTTCGTGTTATATCTTCAAGATGATTAAGTAATAATATTAATATTGGTTTAATATCTTGTGCTCTTGTTTCACCAGAGGCAGTAGATCCAATTTTCAATACAGGATCTAAAACATATCCATAACCAACGTTGTCTATAGTTACACTTGTTATTTCACCTTCTGCATCTAGATTACAATGTGCAGTTGCAGTAACGTTTGATCCAAGTAAAACACCTTCTGCATCTGTAGAAGTTGGAGGGTCAATTACAATTGTTGGTGCAGTTCTATATCTCTTATCACCTAAGTTACTTAATATAATTTCATTTAGTTTTCCTGCATCGGCATTCGCACTTATTGAAGCAGAGGCCGAAGTATATCCAGATCCACCGGCCGTAATTGTTATTGTATCTACTTGTCCTAATTCGTCAACTGTACATGTTGCCGTCGCACCAGATCCTCCATCACCCGTAATTGTTACAGTAGGTACAGCAGAAGGAGATAATGGATATCCATATCCTCTGTCGACAGGAGTTATTGTAGAAACTGCACCACTAGAAAGTGTTACGGTTGTTGTTGCATTCCTATTAATTCGTGGTTCAATATTAGGAGAGAACATTGCCACATATGCCTGAACAAGTATAGGGAAATCTTCAACACCAATTGCACCCGGTTGAAGAGTTGGTATTGATGATAATGTTTTTCTATTTGTTCTTCCGTATATATCCTTATATGCATACATTGTATTGCCTACACCGAAACCTTCATTTCCGTGTTCACTTAATTCTGCACTTGCCTGAGTAGGTCCTTCACCTGCGACTCGTAAACTAACTTTATCACTATCACCTAATGCTGCTCGAGTTAATTGTGTTAAGAGTAAAATTTCTCCGAAGAATTTGAAACCGGCCGGATGTACTAATTTTGTAAATGCATTTTTCCAATCGGCCAGATTTTTACCGGTACGAATAAGATAACTAAATTTTTGATAGTATGCAGAATCTTGTATTTTAATATTATTACTCAACATACCCTTTGTATCTGCATAAGAACCTGTCTGTACAATCGTTAGAACCGTATTGGCAGAAATAGTTTGTGCAGAAGAAAGTGTAAGAGATGTTCCTGTTATACCTGATACTGTTACGGTACCAGATATACCTGTTCCTGTTATTGTGGCACCTAAACGAATGTCGGCATTTGCCTCACTTAATGTTACCGCGGTAGAAGAAGATACATTACTTGCAACCGTTGCAGTGGTTGATGTACCATTAATCCAGGTACCCGAAGAAGGAATAAGTGTTTTATTCCATGGCTCTTCTACTTCAACTGTTTCATTAAACAATAGTCTAAAGAATATATCGATAGAATCTGCCGAGCCTCTTACTTTATAAAAGTCTACAATTGATTTATATAATGTTCTCTTATCAACCTGTAAATCTCTTGGAATGGCCGCAGCGATTTCTTTCTGCATAAGTTCTAAATAATCATTGGTATTCTCATCAATGTTTAGTGCCTCTTCAATGGCATTTAAAACATATGATGGACCAGGACCTACCCAATATGTAACCTTTGTTGTAAGCTTAATTGTTAATCCGTTATATGCCGAAAGATTGTTGATCGTAAATGTTTTACCGGAAATGGCAGTCGAAGTGGCCAATGAACCGGGTAATTCATTACCATTCGATATGTTTATATTAACATTTGAAAGTGAAACAGGTGTAGTTGAACCATCGGCGTTTGTAATAACCGCGGTCGAGTTTGCACCTGTAGAATCAGAAAAGAAATGATCGTTCGAATTTTCCGGATCGGATATTCTAAAGACCGCCTTTCCACTTAGAATAACATCAGAGAATATTTCTTCTGCAGAGTATATAAACTCTTCCATATTATTAAATTGATAATAGGCCTTGAGAAGATTCTTAATACCACCCGCGTTATCCAAAATGTCAGACGGAATAAGTTGTTCTATTCTAATGTCTTCTTTTGTTTTCCGCTTAGTGCTTGCAACGGATTCTATATATCCGGGCGAGGCAGAATGTGATCCGTATATTGACATTATGAGGTCCTAAATCTCGAGGTAGTTGTATATCCAATTGAACCGGTAGAACCAGATACTGCGATCGTATCAATTTCAGGGGTTATCAGAACACCGGCCGCAGTGATATTTAAAAGTTGATCTCTCTTTGGTGCAATGTCAAGGGAATCCGGTTTCACGGTTATTTTAATATCGGTATATACCGTATTACCGGTTGAATCCGTGGGTACAAAGTTATTTAGAATAATCTGACCTGTGGCCGAGTTGACCGTTCCACAATCCGAAATTGTTTTTACTTCAAGAGAATTAATAATCTTGTATGCATATACCCTTCGTGTGGTCTGACCGGATACCGCCTCATCACCGAACCAGTTATCGACACCGTTTATTTGAAATGCGGAACTGGAAATGACAGAGTCTGTTGCAGAGCCACTGACATAGAACGAACCGGTAAAGTTAAGAGTATGGTTGTTAAGATCTGTCGTGGCAAGAGGTGTGATTGTCTTATGCATGAAAGGACGAACCGTCGAGTTCTGAATAGAAGGATCGGACGAATCGATTCTCTTTAGAAGTTGGGAATGTCTAAATACGCCATCGAATTTATTAAGGTTATTAAAGTTATAATCATCGATGGTATCTCTTACCACAGAGGCGAGTTCTACCGAAGTACGATCCGTAAGGTTGTTGTTATATTTAAAGTATACGTCAAGATCCAGGTATGTATAGTTAGGATCCACCAGGGTAGGTGTGATAGAGACCACGTTCTTTCCCTTCAGAACGGTATCCTTTATCTCTGTCTTCTGATCTGTGGTGAGGGCATCGTTTAGAACGGGTTTTATACAGACATAAATGGCACCATAATCGGGTGGATCATTATCTTCTCCACCCCATGTAGAGATGGCATCGATGTCAGAGAACTCCCTTTGTATGATCGCACGATAATCATCGGAGGTCACGGCCCGGTTTTGGGAAGTAAATGTAAGCGGAGCATTATATCTAATACTCTCCATTGTTTCCTGATCTGCCCCACCGGTGGCATTACTGGTTGTTGAGACGGTAATATTGGTATATCCTCCCACATTATCGACGGCCGTAAAGGTCTTGGCCCCGTTTGCATCCTTTCCATTTGTAAAGATATAATCCATTGTGACGATGTTATTGTTTGTAGGTTTGAACCCTGTTACCCCGTCACCAAAATATATTTCGTAATACTCGTTTGAATTCTCTTGAAGATGGAAGATCTTTGAGGTAGAGGTAACATTAAGAAGAGTGGTAAACTTAGAGAAGATATCATAAGAGGTGGATTCCTGATTGGCCTGAACCCTTACACGAAGAGTACTTGTATCGGCATCCTTATCGGATATCTGAAATTTCTGAATGGCGATATCATTATCTACCCTGAACTTAAGGGTCTTGTATGTACCTTCGGCTATTACAACATCGGTAAAGGTATATACATTGGCCGTCTTGGTGGCGGTCTGTGTTTCAAGAACAACATAATTATATTCCAGACCCTGGACAATAGAAGTAAACTTGGTTCCTCGAGAAAGAGTAAGAGCGGTAGGAGTACCGGATAGACCGGTGACATCGACCTTTACTTCAATCGTTGCCCTACTCCCTAACTTAGAACGAGGAGTATATCCTAACAGATTGGCCCGAGATACAACATTACCCCTTATCTGGGCAGAATCAAGAAAGGCCTCATTAAGGGCAAAGTGAGCGGCCATGGCATTGTAATGAGTATTATATGAAAGAACATCAAGGAGTACAGAGAGACCGGACCCATCAAAATCATAATCATTAAACGTAGATTGGGTTTTGAGGTAGTTCTTAAGATTCAGTTTTATCTGATCAAAGTCTAACTCTGTTACTTTTAAATTTGTTGCCATCTTTTCTTATTCCTGTGTTAATTACCCCGGGGAAAAAATTACCGGGAGAAAAAAAATTATCTTAACCTTCTTAGAATTAATTCGACCTCTTGGGTAGAACTATTTTCTTTTACCCTGAACGCAATCGTAATTTTAAAGCCATTCCCCTGGGACGTCTCTTCTATGTATAACCCCTGCAAGTGAATTCTCGGTTCGTATTGGGTAAGTACCTCTTTGATGCCTTCTCTCATGGCTATCCGGGTAATTACGTCGTTCGGTTCAAATAGTAATCCCCTTAGATTGGCCCCTGTGGTCGATTGGAAGGGTCTCTCATAGAAGTTGGTCTGTAACAAGTTCCGCACGGCGTTCTTAACTGCGCTTATATCTCTTAAAGGGATGATATCTTTCCTAATAGGATGTAGGGTAAGGGCAAGATCTAGATCTGCCCAGCCTCTCTTACGTGCTACCAGTGATTGACCTGTACTATCTGATAATATACTCATAGATCTATTTATATACCTTTACATGTTCTTTTGGAGATCTTCCCAATACTTCTTTATCACGGCCGTCCAATCTAGTATATCAGAGGACTCAGGATGTTTATCTCTTATAACGTTATATCTTTTTTGTATGTTGGTATGGTATAGGTTAACATCGTACCCGGCAGCACCTGTATAGCCCGCAATGTACCTCTCATATGCTTCTTTATTCCCTATATTCTTATACTTACTTAACTCTTCTACCGTAGTGCCGGCCACCTCGGCTACTTTGGTCCAGTTTGCAAAGGCCCATATATATTTGATTGCAAACCGATCGGCTTTCTTAGAAGGCCACGTGGCCCGGGATTCATTTAATATTTTACCCTTTGCATAGCCTTGGGCCCTTTTAAGGAGTGTTATGCTGAGTTCTCCGTAATCAATCTCTACCACCACCTTCTCAACGGGTGCAGCTGGGGCAGCCTCGGCCACTAACGATTCCGCGGGTTGAGTTACTAGCTTACCATCTATTTCCTCTACGTTAGGGATCTTCTCTGTGATAGCACTTATATCAATGGCAGGCGGGAAAGAGGATAGACCCATAGAGCCCATTAAATCGGATAGACCAGGTACAGCAGAGGAGAACTTAGTGATAAGAGAGGATACCTTGCTTAGTAATCCACCCGCGTCCAAACTACCCAGCTTAGAGAGCTCTCCTTGTATAGAGGGTATTACAGGCAGGGTGGGTATAAGAGCCGCCATCTCGGCCTTTAATTCCGTTAACTTCGACGATGCATCTGTTAACTTATCTTTGCCTTCGGCGGCCATGCCTTCGATTTCTGCCTGCTTTGCCTTAATGTCTGTGACAGTTTTGTTGGTATCTATTTGACCTGACATAGTATCACCTCATTCCCCTTAAACGACCGGTATTGCTTCGACTCTTTACATCAGCCAAACGCTTAGTTTTCTGCATTGTACAGAACAGCTCCATATCTGTTGGTTTCACATTATTTTTTTGAACACCACTCAAATAACGAACATCTTTTCTCTTACTCGAAAAAAAATTCCTTACTCCCTGTACAATTCGTTCCGTTTTTAAAAAAATATTCATTATGGATCCTCTGGCGGCATAGATGGTACAGCAGTATCGACCTCAGTATTACCACCAGCATCAGCCGATTGACTATGAATATGGCCTACTCCTGATATAGTATTAGATAAATGATCTACCGTAGCATAGGATGTACCCGTTATATCTACATTGTTTGTTATATCCAGGTTTTCACCAGATAATGTTTGCTGTCCTTTTGTAGTTATTTTTAATAATCCTTGGTTCATTGATATAATATCTTTCTCTGCATATATTGTTTGATTATTATATGCCGTGTTTGCGAAATTGTTTGTGGTCTGTATTATATAATCATTACCCACTGTCTGGATTTTATCATTTGTGGTGGCGGTTATCTGGTTATTCAGGACCGTGAGGTTATCGTTTATACCAATGTTCGTGGCTCTGTTTCTACTGATCTCTGCCTCTAAATTACCGCCTACCTTCTGTTGAATAGATCCCTTTATGTTCTGGGTAAAATCTTTCTCTACCTCTAGATGATAATTACCGTATACCATGTGTCGAAGATCACCTGTCACCGTAAGGTTTAGGTCTCCTCTGATGTACATATTTTTATTTTTCAATACTATTTCATGGTCGTCGCCAATTATTTTTATATTTCGTGTACCGTCATTGTATATCTCTTCAAATGTGCCGGATCTGTGGTAATTATGGAGTCTTTCGGATCCTGGGCTGTCATCAATCTCGTTAATATGGCCGGATTCTGACTCTGTTACCTTATTGTAAGGATATGTGGGTATATGGTCGTTGCCTACCGGTAATTCGTCCCATGTTTTTTCATCATAGTACTCGGTTTCTGTCTTATCTGGTGCCACTGTGGTAATTTTTGCCGGAGATGCCACCTTTGTTGATATTCTGACGGTATTTTTCTTCGTATATACATCTGTTTTTTTGTAATGGTCTGTTCGGCCAGATTTATTTACATCAGAAATGCCGACATACTCGATTTTTGGGTATTCTTCGGCCGGATCTTCGAAGCCTGCTCCGGAGCCGGCCTCTGACGACATACTTGCAATAGAACCCATTATAAGAGGATCCTGCGCCGATGGGCCGTCTCTAAAGAAGCCCACCACCCATGATCCATTCATTAGGCCATGTGGGCCGGCTCCAATGCCGGATGTTCCGGCCTCTGTAACGGGCATCATGACAGTGGCCCATGGAAGGGCATCTGTCGGTACTATTCCTTTATCATCTGTATGGTAACCAAAACATCGCACCTTTACTCGGTTCATTTCTAAAGGATCTTCTCTATCCTCTACTACACCGGTAAACCAATTGAATTCACCATGCATAAATTGATCTATTTTTCTCATAATGATTCTCCACTCATATCTATTACAGAACTATCCTTTTTAATTTCTAGAACCATTTGATACTCTTCATAGAATTGGTGTGTAATATCTGTTACAATATAATTACCTCCTATGATTTTATCTTTAGTTCCGGAGGCATCTATACCCATACTCTTAGGCAAAACTAGGGTTATTTTCTTTCCGGGTGTCATATCAAAATCTCCCAGAACAGTAATTGTCTGACCCGATGTTTGTATGTTTGAATTTGTGGCCTGGGCCTCTAATATTGTAGGAACCGAAGGGTCCTGATATGTATCGAATGCTCCTTCGAAAGAATTTTTATTGGTCGAAACAAAATAATGTTTAGAATCCTTTGTCTGATTATATTTTATTCCGTCTATCTCTGTTTTATCAGAGAATGGTTTATTTTTATTTAACATTTTTGGATTTTTTACATTATAATCAAAGAAAAATTTATTATATTTCTTTGTACTCATATCCAAGGTGTGAAGGGTACTCGCATATGCACCTTCACTTAGATTAACAATAGATGCCATTTGCATCGGCGAAGATAATTTTATAACCTGTTTACTCATTGCCTCATAATGTTCTTCTGTACCGGTTTTTGTTTCTATCAGACCCATTGTATACTCTTTGAAGACTGGAGAATCACAAATAGATTTGTATGAATCGTATATTATTCCCTTTGCAAGGGTGTCGGTGAAATAAAATGGTGTCTGACCATCAAAGGCATTTCTATTTAACCAGGTAATTGCATCAATAGGAGCCAATCTCGGAAAAATACCCTTTATAATACCCTTTGTTTCGGTATTAATTTTTTCAATCTTCTCGATCTTAAGATCTCTCTTACAAATATTTGATATAATAGAACCAATACTACCCTCGAACGGTCTTATTAACTTTTTAATTATATTGGTATACATATGTTCAGAAAAACAAATGAAATGATATGATTGAGTACCAGGTTTTGATCTTACAAAGCCTGAAATTTCAGATATCCGAAGTTTCAGATCATATTTTTTCTTCTCTTTATCATCCTTTTTGAAGGATTTATGAACAATTTTTAAAGATATTTTCTCATTACCAGAAATTATGGCATTTTCCAAAAATTGTATGGCATCTATTATACCAATTTCTACATCAATTGATTCCTGGCCTAATGCTTCTTGTATTAATATTGTTCCTACCAGATCGGTTATATTATATTCTTTACCGGAATTGGCATAAACTATGCATTCCCGTACCTCATATGCGGATGGTAATGCATTAGAAGTTCCGTCGCCGGCTACAAATGATTGTGTTTTAGGCATTGATTAGCTCTTCAAAGTCTTCTACAAATTGTTCTATGTATTGTGAACTGATAGTTCTAATTGTTGATCTATCAAAATTTAATTGTTCTAAATGGGCCTGATTAGTGATATAGGCCACATTGTTCATTGATTCTCCACCTGGAATATTCTCTGCTGCCGTTATTGGGCGCTGGGATGATTCTGTTCCATTATATAATACATTACCAAAGGAATCAGTATTTGAAAGGCTTTTTGAATAATAATGATGTGGAGCCACTCGGTATTTCCAAGATCGATATGTGTCGACAAAATCTCCACTGGTACCACCAATTATTGTTTCTGAACTATTTGAAGATAAATCAGGATCTCCAAGAAATCCACCCCCAATAATAGAGGCCTTGGCATTTCCTGTTGCAGGATCTATTCCTGCTGTTCCAAGAGTAACATCTTGAATAATTAATTGATTTAAATCTAGATCTTTTTTAGTGAGTGTACCTTTTGCACCAGATATACCACCATATACTGTTTCTCCAACAACAAATCTATCTGCAAGAGAATCAGGATATCCTGTTATGGCCAAATCTGAATTTCTATCTAATGCCGTGATACCGCCTTTAGAAGATACTGCATAACCGTTATATTCGGCCGCATAATATTCTTGAAGATCTTCTTGTGACATAGGCCAAACAGATAAACCATCATGAAGATGCTCGTTGATTACAAAAAATGTCCAATAGTAATCAGTTGTACCGTATAATCTTAAAGATAATACATCAGGACGTTCTCCATTTTGTATACTAGTATTTTTATATGCTGCTACATTATCAATATAGGTTCCTTCGGGCCTTACAGATCTATAAATGTCTATAACGTTTTGAAGCACCCCATCGCGATTAAAATCATATTGTGTTGATGGAAATAGTTTAAAAAATGACATTAGCCTTAACCTCCACCAGCAATCGGCTGATTGCCTTGATCATGTGGCAGAGGAGTACTGTTAGTTTTGCCTAAAGATTCGACCGTTGTCTTATCGTCTATATCTGATGCCATATTATCTCTTCCACCTCTATTATATTCTAAATCATTACCATAAAGATCTCCGCGAGTAAGAGATCTATTTTCTGCTAAAGAAAGTGTCATTGTTGTTTCTATTGGTGCACCATCAGCATGAAACATTTGATTAGATTCATTCCACGTAACGTCTAAAGTTTGTATATAAGAATCCATAATCATAGGTAAGAATCGTGATTCTGATTCTCCATCCCAAAATTGTGTTCGAACTTGTGGAGGATATTTTAAAGACAGAGCCCCTGCTTTTTCTGGATACATATTCTTTCGAAAGAAATTCTCGATATTTCTAATTGATTCAGCCTCTTCTGCAGATTCTGATATCATTTTAAATTCAAAGGACCAAGTTCTTGGTGACATTGATTCAAAGGTCATATTTGTAAATGGATTAAGAGCTATTCCAGATTTGATTGAAGCTTCTA